CTGCCTGAGATAACGAAGACTCTTATCGGGAGCCTCCTGAATTTTAGCCAGATTGTACGCCATCTGAACTCGCTCAAGCCCAAGATTCAGATTCATGAATGGCTCTGGAGGGCTATAAATGCCTTTGTCCAGAATGTCATCAATCACTTTATCAATCAGCTCGATGTGGGATGTGGCGATTCGGTTCGCCTGGTCAAGGTCAGGGAAGTCCAGCAGCTGCATGGCCTCCTCCTTGGTGAACATCCCATTCATATGCATCTCGGTGATGCTGGCCAGCTTCGCGGCTGGGGTCTGAGGCAGGGAGCCAATGGGCTGAATCCGCATGACGTACTGGTCTTCCTCCAGTTTCACGTCGCTCCAGTCAAGATGCTCAACTCCGCTGTCCTCAGAGAAGCTGATGGAGGTGAACTTCTTCCCGGCCTTCTTGACCATTTCAATAATCTGACGGGAGATCTCCACGAATGAAGCTTCGTAAGACTGACCAACCACCATGAAGCGCTCAGACTCAATGTCCGAAAACTCACGTAGCGCCCTACCGCTGTCCAGTCCCACAGGCTTCTTGCTCTGTGCGGAAAGCTGGGAGATCCCCGTCATTTCGTATGCTTGATTAATCAGGCGGTCCAGGTGCTGAAACATCTCACCAGATACAGCCCTCGGAACAAAGAACTGAGGAGGAGTGCCGCGATAACGAATCGCTCCCCAAATCTTGTTGTTGAGGTGAGCCTGGACTATCTTACTGCCCTCCTCAATAAACACCTTCGGAGTCGCCAAGTGCATCTGCTGCTGAATCTGAGCGAGCAGTTTGTTAATCTCGACCTGAATCCCCTTCACCTCGCGAGCTAACCCATTACCCCAAAAGGATACCGGGGAGTCAGTCCAACGAATGAAGATAAAGGGGAAGTGGTCAGCCGTATAGGACTCATCCAGCAAGGTGGCGCTGGCTATTGAAATGACATGCCGACCGTCCGAAGCGCCCCGTCCAGAAGGCAAATGCCAAGACTCGTGACAAGTAACCACGTCAGTAAAACGCCCTCCATCATCGTCACCAGATTCCTCATCCTGATCTTTCTCCTGACTGAGAATAGCATCCTTGTGCTCGGGGAATTGATTGGCCAACACATGCCGGGAGACAACCTTCGTCTGGAAAAGCTGACGAGGCTCCGCAACACCAGACTCAGCCGTGTCCAAAGTCATCTCTATCAAGGGAGTCCGCTCAAGCTTAATCTTCCCGTCATGGATGAACACCTTGATGATGCCAGTCCCCATGATGCAGGCGTCCAGGAAGGCCCGCTGGGCAACCTCATAAGCCTTCGTCGCATAAATCTGACCCTGCATGAACTTATCAAGGTCCTTGGAACGACGACGCTGGGACCAATCACCACCAGTGGTGAGGAAAGAAATACCAGGGCGATGCTTCGCAATCTTTGAAGTCGCAGCCTGACAGAGCGAATGGATGATGTTGAACGTCAAGCGAGGGCGGCTGCTGTTATAAGCGTAGGTCTGCTGAATACTGCTGACAGGCCGACCCCCATAAAGACCCAAATAGGTGTTCAGGTCGCCGTAGAAGTCCAGCTGCTCATCACGCAGAACCTTCACATACTTATGAATGACATTGTGGAGGTCCTCTTCGGCCTCCCACCAGAAAGTGTGCTCAAATATTTGGTGCATCTACTGGTCGGCACTCCAAAAAAGCATCTGGTCCTCAGTGTAGACCTGCTCCGTCGGATTAACCTCCCCCTCCTTGTACTCTTTGGAGGGCTCCTCGAAGTAATCATCCATGGTGAACTGCTTGCTCGCCTCGACAATCTCCGCAGGAACCTCCCCAAGGGATAGTTCGATCTCTTCAGTTCGGTACTCTTTAACCCCAAATTCGCTTAAGATCTCCAGCAACTTGCGTAACTTTCGTGGATCCATGTTCTCAGCTCCCTGTCAGTTATAAAACATATCCTGTGTTGTATAGCCAGTACCCCAAAGAGAATCGTCATGTCTCTCCTCTTCTTCACTTTCTCTCATGAGGCGTTCTTCGATTTTATCCTCCAGCTCCTTATAGAACTCGATAGAGCCAGCCTTTGGTCCCTTGGCAGCCTCTTCAAAGAGATAGTGTCGTGATTCCATCCACATGTAGAGGGCGGCATCAGAGAGGTGGTTATCAAAGCGCCGGTCTTCTCCGGTCCCAGCGAGGTTATATTGAAGCTTGTCCCACTCCTTGAGAAGCTCGAAGCCTCTTTTGACCATAAGCTGCCCACGGGCGAGGTCGCTGTTGAGCATTCTAATCAGGCCAACCTTGTCTCCGCTCTTCTTCGCTGCGGAGATGGGGAGTCCGGTTCGGTCCTTAAAGGTCTCCATGACCATCTTCGAGGCTCCGCCACCGGTATCCATGACGATTCGAGAGAGGTCGTACTTGGACTGGTAGTGTCTGATGACCTCTTCGACGTCAGAGGTGAGCATGTTCTTCTGTTTGAACTCATCGACGATGTAGAGCTCTTCTGTGTCCTCTGAGAAGGCTCCTATGACGAAGGCAGTGTCGTCATGGTATCCAAGGTCAACTCCCATGACATACTCCCAGAAGCAGTTCTCGGGCACCTGGTCGAAGACGTTCTGCTCGGTGTACTGGTAGACGATGGAGCGGTCGTCTTTCATCCAGAGACCCTCGTACTCGCGCTTGTAGGCGGGGTCGGAGGGGTTGAGGATCCCATGATGGATGTCCCGCTGAATGGCGGTGATAGCATCCTTCATGTAGGGGTTATCTTTGATGGTCCATCGGTGGGTGGAGTAGCCGTAGTCTCCGCCTTCTGTGATGTCATAGAAGAGCCCGGCGCATTGGCTGTTGGGCGTAGAAATCATCGCCAGCGTTCCATCAGTATCAAGGAGCGCGGGGGTGAGTACCTCCCTGACAAGCTCCTTCAGGTCGATGTTGAAGAAGGCGGCCTCGTCCAGGACTGCCAGGGTAAAAGCAGAACCACGAAGCTTATCCACGTCCGAGGAGTCATTGGCCCCGGTGAAAATTATTTCCGAACCGTTAGGTAAGGCGGCTATCAGGGCGGCGTTGTTGAACTTGATGCCGAGTCGGTACTGGCGGTCAGCATCTTTAAGCATGTTCCACAGAATCCGCTTAGCTGCTTCACGGGTCCGGGCGATGTAGACACACATGGAGCCGGGGGTATCGATAGCCTCTTGAAGGAGGTAGCGGGACACGGCGAAGGACTTGCCGGCACGACGAGAGCAGACAGCGGCCTTGCGCTTATTGGGGTCGTTAATGAACTTGAGTTGTTCGGGGAAGAGGTGCTTTTTGAAGCTGAGGGAGATGGAGCCTGTGCGCCGAGCGAGCTTGGCCTTCTGGCTGACTCCGAAGCGCCCAACGTATCCCTCGAAGATCTCCCGTCGGGTGAGCGAGAGCTCTGGTCGGGCCCTCTCTGCGTTCCTTCGTGCGACAGTCTCTGGGCGGAGTCGTTGCTTAGCCATCTTCGTATTCCTTCCGAACAAGCTTCTCTATCAGGACCGGCAGGAGAGAGGAGCTGAAGCGTGTTCCCCATCGCTTACGGAGGTCAAACTTTTGACACCAGAAGGACCAGTAGGCTGCGGGTATTTCTTTGCCTGGTCGAGCAGAGAACTTCTCTCGATAGAGTTTAGTAGCAATCCCATTCTTGCGTAAGGGCTTTTTGACAAAGGAGTAGAGGAGGACTCTGTCAGGCATGAGGTCGGTATAGGCCAGCCACCCGAGGATATGGTCGGGGTCTTCTTCACTGGCTGCGATGATGAGGGAGTCTGTTTCTACGCAGTGGTCAATGATTAGCCGGGTGGTATCTCTGAACCCGTCTACGTTGTGGTCGATAGAGGAGAGCCATGAGTGATAGATGAAGTCTTCATCGAGTGGTCGATACTCACGAAGTTGATACATGTTGTCTCCTGCTTGCCTGGCGGCGTGTATGTCGGCGTCCTACCCATCTCCCTTTGCAGCCTTGAGGGTCTTCCTGACGAGGGCTCTGAGTTCTTCATCGGGCATGGAGCCGATAGCATCACTCTTAAGTTCTTTCTCGATGCCAATCAACTTCTTGAGTCCATCGTAGCAGAGGTCCAGCCTCTTCATGTCTTTGTCGCTCAGCTCGTCCCCATCCTCACTCTTCTCATGGAGGCCTCCTACCTGTTTACGGGTAATGGAGTAGAGCTGATTAAGGAGGAGATGCTTGTCAGCATTCCGATAGATAGTAATCTTTTGGTCAGTGTTCTTACGGGGCATATTGTCGTGTTTTGGGCCATTCTCCAAGATCTTGTCAAGACATTTCGCTTGCACCTAGTTCAACGTTATCAGCTACTTAGGAAAAAGATTTGACAGAGGCAGATAAGGGCTCTAGTCTCAGATTTCTCCCCCTATCTACTATATCTACCTGTTCAAATTGACCCGCGATTCAAGGAGGGTATACAAGTATTGCTGATTGCATTTAATAAGAGGTTACCCCCTACCACTAATAAACAACATACATCAAACACATCTCCTGTATAAGTTCTGTATCTATCCTCCCCTAGTAATATACATCATCTTCGCTTCTAAGTCCTTGATTTATGGTAGTTAAGTACCTCCTGCTCTTCCCCTGTTCGCGCACTTTAGCCTTATCCGTGCTCATTTAGGTGCTGTTCTCCTGCTGCTTTCCCTCGTTCCTTCTCTACTAAGGACTGCTTCTGGACCTCTACTGACCTGGCTCACTCTATCTGAGAGTGCAACTCTATCTACTCTACTGTCTCTACTGGTCCTACTGTCCTTAGTGTTGGATGATACTATCGCGCGTAGAGCTGTGACTCTGGAGCTTACCCTGCGCACTATCGACGCTGCGCTTTCGAGTGCTTGCGTCGTGCCCTGCCAGGGGTTCCGTTCAGGAGGAACCTGAACCGCCAAGGCGCCCTTCTGGTCACTAAGCCGGGAGAAGGCCAGCGAAGCTGACGACTCTCGGGTGCATCACTCGCGGGAGACCTGACCACAGCTTGACCACAGGCGCAGAGCGTCACCTTGAATGGTCGTTCCTCCCGTGGCCGCACTGCACTATCTGGGGACAAGCTGTGGACAGCTCTTCACCAGGCTTCGGGGAAGGAGCTGGGGGTTATCCTGCCAATGTCCCGGCCCCTCAGTGTCATACGGTAAACGTCTAGCGTCGGGGGTGGAGGGTGAGTCTGGAACACACAAGCTAAGGAGCTTCCAATGGATGAGACTGAGTTCAACGATACCTTCTACCTCTACGAGTCCCTCTTTGAAGGCTGTAGCTATGAGCCCGAAGAGCCTAGTGACGACACAGGCCTTAGCCCTGTAGCCCAGCTGCACCTACTCGAACTTCATGACTACTACCGCAGCCAAGACATTCTGTCAGCTGTCGGTTGGCACCTTTCTGTCAATACCCTAACACGTATATCGCACTAATACGGGACTAATACCCTGTATGTGCGCTTTATGCTTTACACCTCTATTTAGCTGGTGCTATGTAGAGGGTTCCCCCGAGGGAAACAACATTTTAACCTTTTTTAAGGATAGACACACATGGCAAAGCCAAGCAAAAAACCTGCTCCCTTCACTCTCAGCCAGTTGCGCGAAATGGCACAACGTTCTGAGGACACTCAGATTGACCGCCTTCTTGACCCCGAGAACCGCGCAAAGCACGAAGCATTCCTTTTCACATGGCACGAGATTCTCTTGAGCCAGCAGAAGCTGCACTACTCTATCAGCAAAGAGTTGAAGGAGAACCTTGCTCTGATTCGTGCTGAAGGCGGCCCCGGGATGGACGGGCAATCTTACGCCAAAGCTCTCAACATGATGAAGGACGCAGACCCTCGTTGGAGCGAACTGAAGCAGCTTGAGCGTTTTCACTTCGAAGACACCCACTGGGGCGTTGGTTCTCTCGTACGCTCAACAGTGGCCTCTCAGGCGTCCGCTGATAACGATTCGTGGTGTGAGGCGGCAAAGACCGTTCTTGGTTTCCTTGCCCGTGGCAACGAAGACGCGCCCGTCTTTTCATGCTCTCAGGATTAACCCTTAACCGGGGGGAGCCTTTTGGCTCCTCCCTTTTACAACCCACACAGACAAAGGATAGAACACATGACCCAGCCAGACTTGAACTTGAACCTCGCGGACGTTGAGGCTTTTATCGTGGACGTACTCGACAGCGAAGCCGCCTACCAGAAGCAGATCACGGAACTGAAAGAGGACGTGGCAGCCCTTCAAGCGGAGATTTACCGCCGTTGGTTACGGAACCCAATCCCCTTCAAAAGCAATCCGTACCGCTACATTGGCGCGGACCTCGTTTCCGCTTATCGCGAAGCGTAGCCGCTAACCCCACCGGGGAGACCTGGACCCGAAGCGGGTCTAGGTTTCCCCTCCCTTTTTGTTCGGCAGCTCCGCGCCACAGGCCCGACCAAACCGCCAAAATTTTTCTCTCGCTCCGCTCGAAAGGACAGCGCAAGCGCTGACATCATTGCGCCATGGGGGCGCAAGTCCTCGCGGGTTCGCAGGCTCACCCACTGCGGGAAGAGAGGTAGTGAGGGGGAAAGGACGGCGCAAGCGCCGACAGTATTGCGCCTAGTGGGCGCAGTCCTCGATGGCTCGCAAGCTGCGCCCTCTGCGGAAGAGGGGTAGCCTGAGGGGTCGTTCGCAGGCTGCACTCCCTGTCTGCAAAGGACCTCCTCGAAGCTCGTCGGGCAGCATTCCCCCCTTAATCCCCCCAGAGGGGGGAGTTCCATGCGTCTGGCATGGCCTTTCGGGAGGGGGGTGGGTGGTGGAGACAACCTTAGGAGTTTCGCTATGTCGGTCCGAGTAACTGGTGCCAGGTCGATTCATCATGTCGGTCCGAGTGACAGGTGCCACCAAGGAGCGCCGTACTACATGAGTGGCCATTGGCGTGGAGGGGAGGGGTGTCTGTGTACGTTCTATAAGTCTTTTTTTCTCGAAAATACTATTTCAGTTTTTAAACACGGACCATCGGGGGTGGGGGTGGCGGGGGCAAGGAGATAGAGATGGATGAGATTGATTTTAATGGCTTAGTATTCTCCACCACGGAGAATGAATCCTCAGGAGATAATGAGGATAACGGAATGGGTGCTACCTTTTGGGAAGCCCAGTTGATGGAATTTCCTACAGCAATAGAACTTTAACTAAGGAGATAGAGATGAATGAAGCTAGCGCTAATTCCTGGGAGGCACAAATGCTCTCACTTGCAAGAGGACCCGAACAAGAAAGGCGCCCCGCCCTTTGGAGCGATGAGGCCCGGAAGATTTCTCACCCTGTTAACGAGATCGACAATCGCTATGGACCGCCATTGTCGCTGAAGAAGGCAAAGCAATACATGCGCAATTGCGGCCTTCCTTATAACACAATTTGTGACTGTGGCTGTGGCCGAACGATTGAATATTGCTAACAACATTTAGCCCCCAAGGAGATGAAATGGATTACCGAGACTACTACTTCTTTAACGGCCCTGAATATCACTGGTCAGATAACCTGGGGGATGATGACCAGCGGAGCATCGAGGAACAAATCGAGAGCTGCATTGAGCACTTCCCTCGGTTCTCTAAAGAGTTTCGCTTCTCCTTCTTTGAGCCCTTCATTGACGAGTTGCTCGGGCCTGCGACTGCCGTGGATATTGCTCTTGAGGGTATAAACGATGGACAGCTCAAAAAGTGCTACGACCTCTGGAGCGAGAATATATTTAACGGCCTCCGAAAAGGTACTGCTGATTTATTCACTATTAGCAACGAGGTTGACCTCATTACTCGGGCGATGATCGATGAGGATGTTTGCCCTTTCTGAATTTAAGTATAAAGATGCTTTTGCTGAAATCATTAGCATCTCGATAAGCTCACCGTGTCGATCTTATCTTCCTCCTTACCTGGGAAGATAAGACTATCCTTAAGGTAGGCCGGGCAGGAGCCGAATTAACGGGAGAATCCTGCCACCCCATTTAACCACCAACCAAGGAGAAGAGATGAAAAGCCGCTCAGAGGTAACGTATTACCCTGGTATAGAGTACGACAAGGGCTTCTTTGACGGATACGATTGTGCCGAAAGCGAAATAATGCGGGCATTTATCGACCTGACCTTTGAAGAGTTCCGAGATATTTGGGTAATCCCATTCTTCAGAAAATGTGAAGAGAGAGAGCTGGAGAAAGAGTCCGAGAGATTAGTCGAAGAGTCGCGAAGGGTGGGGACATGAAAAAGCGAGAAGACTTCGGCTTTTATGCCTACCTGATTAAGTCTGACAGGAGAGACTACAGACTTCATTGGGTAAAAGAGAAGCGTCGTGGGGGGCTTGTGGGGGCTGGAGAAACAACCAACCAAGGAGATAGATGATGGGACAAGTCAAACGATGGCTTGAAGATTTAAGCGTAGAGATGGGTTACTCGGGAGAGATTACTGATGAAGTTATGGAGGAGGGCCTGAAGAGATGGCCCAGCACCGCAGACTTCAGCACTCGAGACACTAAGCCAGTGCGACCGGCTGCGATGCTCTATGACCATGAGTTCGCTGTCCGATGCACGATAACAAACAACAGCGCCTCTAGCAGGGACATTACAAATGAGGAGATCATAGAGGCCATAGGGAAAGAGCTTCACCGAACCTTTGTTTTTACCCATGACGAAGATGGCAACCAGTATGACCTTGATGGAGTTATCCTGGGAGAGGGGGAATAATCATGGAGAAAGTGAAATGGCCAAAGGGATATAGGCACAATTACACCTTATCCTTTTATGTCTGGAGCAGCTCTGACGAGGAAGAAGAGGCCTCTCCCAAGCTTATAATCAATGCGCTCCTGACACAGGTGAGCTTGATGGTTCTTGATCTTATGATGGATGTTCGTCTGGAGCATACAGATGTCGTCCCCTTCTCCGATTTAACCCCCGGACAGAAAGCGGAGGCAGAATAATGGAACACCTTACCAGAGTAGAGTATTGCCCAGGCGATGGGACCAGATACAACCTCCTGATTGGAAAGGCTCGAATCTCTGAAAGAGCAGAGCTTGGACTTTTCGTTGCAAAGATGGATTACAACACAGGGACTTCAGCCATCTTCCCTGACGGAGACTTTAACCACTGGACCTATGTAGCTGAGAAGCTGAGATGTGGAGAGATAGCAGCCAGGGCTATCGCCCACTTCCTCAATCTCCGCTTCTTTGAGCCCTATAAGGCGCAACTGAAGCAGCATATTGGAGGCATTGAGGGATGCTTTAAGAAGGTTCTTCCTCCCTGCTTTATTACTCGATGGGACGATGAGAACGTCGTGTATCACCGCACAATAGATGAGATTCTCGACATCGCACTGAGCATTACCCACGGTGTTACTTATGCGGATATTCTCTACACCGGGCCTTATGGGGTTGGAGAGCACACGCCAGTGCCTCTCTATATGGGGCCTTTTGGGGTTCAAGAACATCCTCCCGAGGAATGTAATCCCAAAGAAGAGCCTTCAAACAACACACCTAAGGAGGAATAGAATGAAAGACAATATCCACACAGCCGTAATGGCTCAGCAGCTCCACCGCATCGCAAATGCACTGGAGGGTATTGAGCGAAAGATGAAAGAGCCTGCCGAGATTCGCTTGCTCCCGCTGGAGAAGGTGCAGGCCCTGAACGAAACATCTCGGGCCCTGGAGAATAGCCGGGGAGGGACTCAGCTCTAATGAGATTCCAGAACAAAATTATTGATGTCCTAAGGAGGCGCCTTGAGTCTGGTGGCTTAACCAAGGAAGAGTACGACATCCGTGTACATTTCTTTGCTACAGGCTACGACCTTGGCCACCAGGAGGGCTATGATGAGGGGTGCGGGGAAAAATGCGGCATAGGCCTCAAATTCACTTGTCGCCATAATAATCAAGAATAAAATAAGACAAATTTTCAGTATTGACAGACTTATATCTCACCTCTATTTAACTCTCTCTCTCTCATACGGGCTTTATCTATTGGTCCTTATAGGTCCAGTAGGGCCCTTATTAGAGAAGGGGTTTACTAATAGATATAGTTTAAGTGATATAGTTTAATCTTGAATTATATCATTTAATACATTGGGTAGCTTATCCTCTCGTGGTGTGGGGATAAGGTGAAGATGTTGCCCAATATTTGAGGGGGATAAGAGCTGCACCTTGCTTTTATCCCCCTCATTTTTTTTCACCACTACACACAAGCATTAAGAGGAATTAATGCAAGCAAAGGGGATATGATGAGAAAGATTAAGAAGGCCGCAAGGCAAACTATGGACAAACTGACTCGGGGCCTTGGGGAGGACGGAGCCCATGATGGGCACATCAAGTTTGACTCCTCGAACGGGACCTATATGCCTGTTCATGTCGAGTTCCTTGGGGAGCGAGGCCAGGGGAAGATGTTCTCAGTCTCTCACTACTATGAGCAGAACGGAGACCTCATGGCCGACCCGGATATGGAGTTTATCCGGACTTCGGACGGAAACTACTACCCCATGACATATAGACTTGATTCCATGGGCGTCTATCAGCTCTCCATCGAGCTGGGGAACGTCGAGGAGGGGGAACCCAAGTTCCGCATTCGGCCCACGATGCAGCGGGAGCAGGCAGACTTTGCTAATCAATGGATGGCCAATATTGAGGACCAGCAGGACCTTATGAGTTGGGAGCGTTCATGAGCCGGCACATTGATGGATTCGAGTTTGCAGAGATGCAAAGTGATGAAAACAGGGATAATTATCCAACAACGATTGCAATGGAGATAGTTATGCAGGATATGTCAGCTTCTATTGATCGCTTTGGTCAATTAGTCGCAAAATTTCAAAAAGAACTGGAAGAACTAAGAGATGGCAAGAGTTAAGTCCAAAATTGCAGAAAGACCCCTCCTGAAGCGAAAAGTGGGGCGGCCTAAGGGCTCCAAGAATAAAACACCTGTCGAAAAGACGGAAAGCAAAGGCGAAGAGAAGCCCAAGAAAGTAGAGAAGAAGGCCGCGAAGAAGCCAAAAGAAGCAAAGAAGGCAGAAGTGGTCGCTGAGGCAGACAAGTTTGCTCAGCTGATTATTCGTGTGGAGACCGAAGTAAAGGATGCTTATCGTCAGGCCTGTGAAGAGAACATGCGGACGATGAGCCAGCAAACCATCTATCTTGTGCACAGCTTTTTACGGGCTGAGAAGAAGCGGAAGAGAGAAGAAGAGGGTTAATGGGAAACATTAAGCTGAATAAGGGTGCTCGGGATGATCTTCTTAAGATTCTAGAGAATAGTAAGGAGATCTACCGGGAGCTCTTAGACCGGGTAATTGACCATGAGGACGAGCGGGATAGCGACTTTCAAAAGGCTATAGTTTGCTATCTTGCCCATAAGGCAGACCAGGGAGAAGAGCCTATGATCTCCTTTCCCAAGGCTGCCTATAACGACAAAATCCTGTCAGCCACCCTCATTATTGAGGAGGATACAGTCAAAAAGTCTATCAACCTTAGGCTTTATGATTACGAGGTGGTTGAGCCCGAGGAGAAGCTGTCAGAGTCCGGTGCTAAGGTGCTGGAATTGAAGCGGACCAAAACACTTAACTGACAAGAGGAGATACTATGTCAGGAGCAACTTACACCGCGAGCTGCATCAATGCGGCTCTCAGGTGCGGCACCCTTTATCGCTATCTTTATGTGGATGGCTATGTTCCCGCCAGAGACAAGCCCACCCTTGAGGTAGGAACCATGGTCCACAGGGGCCTGGAGTCCTTCTGGAAGGGCGAATCTTATGCGGAGGCAGTTGGGGCCATGGATGCTCTG